AACTTGTGACGAAGTATCTGCACACGCAGACTATAGCGGCACGGTTCCTTCTGGTGATATTGTTCAGTCTGGCTTTGGTAGACTCTGGGTTGCCAAAACGGATACCAATAACACCACAGTATATTGGAGCGATCTACTCACTGGATTCAAGTGGGACACAGGTAGTAGTGGTAGTATAGACATTTCTAAAGTGTGGCCTAACGGTGCTGACGAAATCACAGCAATAACAATCCACAACAACTTCCTTATTATCTTTGGTAAAACACAAATCCTTGTCTACAGCGGTGCTGATGATCCTGCAACTATGTCTTTAGCAGATACAGTAACAGGTATTGGTTGTATTGCTCGTGATAGTGTGCAAGTGACAGGTACAGATGTATTGTTCTTGTCGGATGGGGGCGTCCGTAGTTTTGCTCGTACTATTCAAGAAAAATCAGTACCAATGCGGGACATCTCTAAAAACATCCGCACTGAGTTAACTGCATTAGCAAACATTGAAACAGGACGAATTTACTCTGTTTACTCTCCAGAAGAAGCATTCTATCTTGTTCACTTAGAAACAAACGGTAGTACCTTCTGCTTTGATATGAGAAGTCCATTAGAAGATGGTAGTGCTCGTGTTACACGTTGGGATACTTTAAGCCCTCAATGTTTTTGTAGGCGTAGAAATGGGACATTGTTAATAGGTCAGACATTAGGAATTGCTTCTTATGGGGGCTACACTGACAATGGTAATTCTTACACTATGTCATACTTCACTAACTATATTGACTTTGGACAACCTTCAAATCTTAAACTATTAAAGAACTTAAAAATATCTGTGATTGGCGGTAGTTCAACACAAGCAACATTGAACTGGGGGTACGATTATTCAGCCTCATACCGTAAGAAAACATTTATTCTCGCTACGCAGGTGATTGCAGAATACAACATTGCAGAATATAACGTAGGTGAATTTAATGGAGGTGTTCTTGTTAATAGACCTCAAGTTCAAGCATCAGGCGGAGGCCAAGTCGTTCAACTAGGTGTTGAATCAGTTATCAGCGGTCAGCCTGTATCAATTCAGAGACTGACTGCACAAGCTATTATAGGGAGAACTATCTAATGGCCGATTACGTAAAAAACATTGATTTTGCCGCAAAAGATAATTTGCCATCTGGTGTTTCTGGTAAAATTATTAGAGGTACAGAAATAGATCAACAGTTAGAGTTAATCGAAACTGCTATTATTACTAAATCAAACACAGCAAGCCCTACATTCACAGGGACTGTAACAATACCCACGCTAACTGTCACAAATACTGCGACTATTGGTACGATTGACGGAGGAACATACTAATGGGTGAAGATGGTTTTAACATATCTGGATTGTTATCTGGATTAGGACAAGCGGGGGCGGCTTATGCTCCTTATGCATTGTCTCAGAATGAGATTGATCTTCTTGCTCAGTATGCGGCAGATGTGCCAACAGCGGCATCCAACATTGCATCACAGGCATCCACAGCGGCAGAGTTTGTACCATTCAGTGTCAAGACTGCTACAGGTGGGGGTACACAAATTACTCTAGACCCTGTCACTCAACAGCCTACCTTAACGTATTCTACAGGAACTGACGAGCAAACTCTTGCAACAAGTTTGTTATCCGGTGCAAGTACACTAGCAGGGCAGACACTGCCGACAGCTACGTCACTGTATGAAGATATTCGTGCAATGCAGTTACCTGAAGAAGCTCGTCAAGCAGTAGGTTTAAGAGATCAATTGTTTGCTCAAGGTCGTGGTGATATTCAAACTGCACGATTTGGAGGAACTCCTGAAGAACTGGCGATGGCTAAAGCGGTTGCTGAGGCTGACACGGCGGCTAAATTCCAAGCGATGCAACTAGCACCTCAGCTACAACAACAACAATTACAAAACATCACTGGTATGTTAGGTGCGTCTTACTTACCACAACAGCAAGCGATGGCGGCACTACAGCCGGGAATTGACATCTCTCGTATTGCTCAAGCGGCTCGTCAAGGACAATCAGAAGCACTCTATCGTGGTGGTATTGCAGGACTTGAAGCACAAGCGGCAGGGGCAACAGCGGCGGCTAACGTGGAAGCGGCACGGACTCAGGCACTGGCTAATGCATTGTCTGGTATGTTTGCTAAACCAGATGGTGGAGGTAAATCCGCCGGGGAAAACTTCTTTAGTGCATTGTTTGGTTCTTCCGGGCCATCAGCTATATCACCAGTATCACAATATGCTACTACCGGACAGCCTCTTCTTCCTGAATATCAAGATTCACCGAATTTTTAAGGAATAATCATGGCAGATCAAACAACTTTAATGGGGCTGTTAAAGACACCCTCACAGATCCGTAAAGAATCTCAAGAACGTCTCATGCAGGAGTCTCTTGCACGTAGTCAACAGATGCTCACTCGTGGTGGTAGTACAGCACTACCCGGTATCATCTCAGCATACGGTGCTCAAGCGGCACAACGAGGTGCTCAGGCAGGTGCAGGACTCTTGCGTGGTGTTGCAGGTGGTATAGGCCAAGCTGTCGGTGGTGACATGGGTCAGCGCATTAGTGCGTTAGGTGTACCTGTAGAGGAGCGTCAGGCACGTGCTCGACAGGAAGCGATGGCGGGACTTAATATGGGAGATTCACAATCCCTTATGGAAGCCGCTAAAAAACTAAGCGCCATGGGCGATGTTGCTGGAGCGCAAGCGTTAATACAACAAGCACAGTCTTTAGAGGCTACCTCAGCTAAAACAGCTTTAACAAGAGCGCAGATAACGACTGAGGCGGCTAAACAAGCTAGGGCATTTGCGGCGGCTGGGTATGACTCAGCTCGTATCAAAGAGACTCTAGGGAAGATGGACTTAGAGCTTGATAATTTGGCTTTAGATTTAATCGTCAAGGAAGAAAGAGCTAAAAGCCTAGCGGCTGGAACCGAACAAGCCATCACCGAAACTGCTCAAATGAAGGATAAATTCCCTCTAGAGATGTTAGGACTAGACCTAAAAAATCAAGCAACAAGTCAAGGTATTATCGTAGACCAAGCACGTGTAAATTTGATAAACTCTCAAGTGTCGTCAGAAGCGGTAAAAAGAAGAGCACAAGAATCACAGATTACTCTTGACCAAGCCCGCACTCAGCTAGTACAAGAAGAAACTGAGAGATATATTCAAATGACTCCTGCAGAAGTTATGAAGTCGGCATTGGGAGTGAGGAAGATTGAAGGTGAGATTGCAGAAAATAAATCTCAAGTGGCTCTTAACAAAGCCCGTTTAGCTGACATAGGTCAAACGGAGTTTACTAGAGAATTAGATGCATTAGTGCGTGAGGGTTATTACACACAAGATCAGGCGAACAAGTTAATTGAGACACGCTTAAATACTTTAGCCAACAAAGGCAGTTTAGGACAACAAATTAGAGTTGAAGGGGCTAAAGCCAATATTAAAGCTGTCGCTCAATATACATCTTCTGTAGCTGGCGCTAATAGGGTTATGGATAGTTCTCTTGAAGGTATTCAATATTTAAGGGATGCAGATACAGGCACGTATCGTACTGGACAAGAACTTCTCACTTATATCTCTTCACGATTCGGTCAAAAGGCGGGCTTAAATGCAAAAGCTAACAACGAATTGTTAGATGTTTTATTAGGAGGCACTGCGCTTGAAAACGCTTCTAATTTAAAAGGTGCTCTTTCTGATAAAGATTTGGAATTTGTAAAAGAGCTAGCAGGTAATAGAAATATGTCTCCTAGATCATTAGCAACTTTGTTTGGTAAGCAATATGCCACAGCATATGCTCAAGATATGACTGCAAGAGCAATGGAAACAATCATCGCAGAATCTGACCCTCAAACAATGTCTACTTTTAAAATAGCAACTATCCGAAGTGACTTAGAAAAGGCTTATAAAATTACAGGACAGCAAATATTTGCAGGGGAGTTGGCTAAAGTATTCCCGCAAGAGGAGCAATAATATATGGATCAAGCAGAACGATTACTACAGGCGAATGAAATATTACAACAGTATGGTCTTTCTAATCCTTTAGACACAGCCCCTACACAAACAACCAGTAGTTTAAATCAAGCACAACAGCAGTTACAAAGTAGTGTTCCTACGGAGCCTCCCAAACCAATGATGGAGGCTATTGTCGATACTGTGGCTCCTTACGTGCCTATGACGGCTGAAATGGGAACTGTTCTATACGGCGCTACAAAGGGCGCTGAAATGCTAAAACCATTCGGTAAACAAGCTCAAACTGCTGGTATGTTTTTGTTTGGAGCTGGTGGTGCTGTAATGGGAGAGCAGTTTAGACAACTCTTACAAGGAGAGGACGATCCTGTAGCGGCTCTTAATAAGGGATTAGAATCTGGCCTTTTCTTTGGTGCGGGTGAAGCCATAGGACAAACTGTCAGACTTGCTGTTCAAGGGGCTACAGCTTTAAGGTCTGGGTTGCAACCTTCTGCAGATCAGGTAGCGGCTCTTGGTATGCTACAACAAGAATTAAAGGCATACGGGCTAGAAAAACAAATTAAAAATTTAACGCTAACACCTGCTCAAATTTTAGGGCAAGGTTTTGAACAAACTTTAGAAGCTGTTGGTAAGGCAGGGTTTGGGGGAGATGCCCGCTTTAACAAATTGTATGAAGGCCAGGCTAATTTTGTTATTGACAGGATGAAAGGTCTTATTAATGGTCTAACAGGAAAGTCTAGGCAGGACATAGGAAAGGCGTACCAACAAGCTATTTTAGATGCAGACGAAACTCTTAAGAACTGGGCAAAACCTATTTATGCTGAAATGGACGAGGCTGGAAGGAATGCTCCTGTAATTCTAGCTGAAACAACGAAAGAATTAGAAAAGAGAATAAAGATAGGACTGGCTGGCAGGAGAAAAGGTGCGGCAAGCCGACTTGACCCTAAAGTAGAGGACGTTTATCGTTTTGTTCTTGGTGAGCGAAAAAATAGTAACTTCACCAATACATTTGATACAATATCTAGATTATCTGCTGATTTACGGACAGCTCAAAATGCGACAGATCGTAATATGCCTTATGAAAAGGCACTGCGAGATGTTAGGGAGTTGCTACAAAAAGACCTTGAAACTGCCGCAAAATCTAGAGGAAACGAAGATCTATTAAAAAAATGGACGCAGACGAATGAAACATACAAAAAATCTTTGGAGACTTTGTATGAATCGTCTATTTCGGGATTGGCTAAAGAGGCTCCAGAATTTGTAGGATCAAAATTAGCTAAACAAGGAAATGTCACCGCTGTAGAAA